CGGAGACCACACCCGTGGCCGACAGGTTGGTGAACGACCCGGCCGCGGGGGTGGTGCCGCCGATGGCCGGCGGCGCGGCGAGGTAGCCTGAGAACCCGGCCCCGGTGACCGTGCCGGAAGCGGACAGCGTCGTGAACGCGCCGCCCGCCGGGGTCGTCGCCCCAATCGCCGGAGGGGACGCCATGAAGGCCACCATGCCCGGCCCCGTGATGGACCCGCTGATGGTCACGATGCCCGTAAACGTCGGCGCCGCCAGGGGCGCGTAGGGCGCCAGCAACGCGGTGAACCCGGCACCGGATACGACCCCGGTCGCGCTCAACGTCGTGAACGACCCCGCCGCCGGCAGCGTGCCGCCGATCGCCGGAGGGCTGGCGAGGAGGTTCGTGAAAGCCGTGCCGCTGAGTACGCCGCTCGCCGCCAGGTTGGTGAACGTGCCCGCCGCGGGTGCCGTGCCGCCGATCGCCGGAGGCGAGGCCATAAACGCCGTCATGCCCGGCCCGGTGATCGTGCCGGATATCGTTACGACCCCGGTGAAGGTCGGGCTGGCGAGGTTCGCCTTGGCGGTGTTCGACGGATGCTGGTGATCGCTGCGCGCCCAGGTCGTGCCCGTGCCGGTCGCCCCGGTGCCGTCCATGAGCGGGACCGACTGAGATCCCAGTCCCTGCCCGGCGATGGCGGCGATGACCGAGGCCGTGCCGCCCGCGCCACCTGTTCCCTCGCCGTAATAAAGAACGTGATCGACCTCGTTGTAGGACAACTCCGCGTTGGCCAGTGAGGCCGGAGCGCCCGGTGCGCCGCTGGTGCGCCGCTTGATGCGTAGGGTGTCGGCCATCTATCGTATTCCTACCATATGATGAAATTCCCGCCGTCGACGGTGTCGTTGTTACTGGCGATCACCTGGTTCCACGCCGCCGATTGCCTGCCGTAGGTGCGCCCATCGATCGGCGCTTCCGCGAAACCCGCGCCACCGCCACCGCCGCCCGTGCTGCCGATCGGCGCGAAATTGGCCTCGACCCATTGTTTCGGCACCGCTTCAAGCGCCTGCGTCGGATTGCCGCCGAGTAGCAGCGTCGTGGCGACCGTCACCGCGCCCGTGCCGCGTTTGATCGCCAGCGGGCTGGGGTAGACGACATTGCCGAGGTCGTTGAACCGGTTGATCAGGAAGTCCGTGCCGACGTTATTCCCGGTCTCGAGCTGCGTGCCGCCGAATTCCACCGTCCAGCGGGTGCGGCTCACGCCAGCCACCATACGGCGGGATTCGAAGAAAGCCGCGGTGCCCGGCCCACTCATCGTCCAGATCACGCCGGGCCAGTCCGCGCCGGTTCCCGTGACATAAAGCTTGGCGTCGGTGGGGCTGGTGATCGTCAGCGAACCGCTCATCACGTCGCCGGTCTTCAACACGAAATTCGAACTGCCGCCGCCACCGCCGCCGGGCGCGAAATTGTCGTCCACGTAGCGTTTGGTGACCGCGTCGAGCCGGCCCACGGGGTCGATCGCCAGCGTCAGCAGACCGGTCATCACGCCGCCGGCCAGCGCGAGGAACGGCCCACCCACGGGGGCCTTGCCGTCGACGTATCGCTTGGTCGCCACGTCCGATGGGTTCACCGGTTCGACGCCCAGCGTGAGCGGCCCCGAAATCAGTCCGCCGGTCAGCGGCAGCCAGAACGATTCCAGTTCGTCGTTGATATCGCCGGCCAGCGCCTCGGGGGCGATAAGCGGGAGTTGCGGGTCGAAGGACGGCCCATGCAGGACAAGCGTCATGCCAGCGCGGCACCCCAGGTGACCCGCGGCGCCCGGAGAAGCTGCAAGCGCGAATACATGCCCGCGTTTTCCTCCTGACCGCGCGTGTAGACCTCTTGCGCGGACTCATACTGGCCGTATTTCATCATCGTCCGGTAAACGATCAGCATGTGAAAGCGCGCCGGCAGGCCGAACGGCACGTCCGCGTCAGCCGTCAGATCCGGCGGCACGACGAAATAGTCTCCGGTGACGGTGTATTGGTCGTTCGGCGGCGGACCCAGATTGAGGCTCAGATCGGGGCCAATGGCGATGACGATCGGGCGCGTCTTCACGTTGCGCTGCGCCCCGTACATGTAATCGTTGCGCCATTGATCGTAGGGGATGTCATCGAGGTAGTTTTCGTTGACAAACCCGACCGATGTCGTGTGATCGCGGAACGTGTGTTCAGCCCACTTGCCTAGCCGATCGGCGACCACGCCCACCGTTCCCGGCCCGGTGCCCAGCGGGTAGCTGGCCTGCCCGGCGATCGTCTGGAACGAAACGCCGCCCCCCAGCATGTTGCTGGACCGCAACCAGTCCCAGTCGTCGTGTTCCATCACGATGTCGGAATAGGCGTCCTTGACCCACGCGGTGACCCTGCCGACGCTGCCGGTGGCCCCGACCACGGTCGGCAGCACCGTGTTGAGGGCGGCGAACGGCGCCACGCCGCAATTCATGATCGCCACGCGGCACATTTCGAGGTAGGTCACGTCAATACGTCCTGCGAATGACCTCGGTCATCCACGCCGGTCCTTTCGGGTTCGGATCGGACAGCACGGACACGGAATGAACCGGCGTCGTGAAGCGCGGCGTCTTGTTCTCTGGCCGCTCAGTGTCGGCGCCGAAAATCTGCGTGTTCACGGTGTCGACCTTGGCGCGCAGGATGATCTCCAGCACCGACCGGCGCACCGTGAGGTTCGTGGCCACCGGCAGCCAGCCCAATTCTCGCCAGCGCCCGTTGGTCATCACCTCGGCTGGCTTGCCATTAACCCACACGGGGAACGACATGGCGGCGTTCCTGTCAGTCGAGGGTTGCAGGCGGATCTCGATGGGTTCGTTCATGAACGCCAGCTCGTCGGCGTAGTCCTTGGCGATCAGGTCCTTGTCCGCGAGGATGATATCGCCATCGTAATCCTTTGGATCGGCGATGGGGTCGTATTGCTCAACCGCGACATCGCTGTTGTGGGCTTCTTTCTTCTGAAACGGCGGCATGTCTGTCTCCTCGGGAAGTGACGCCGCGGCCAGGGGGGGACGTGGACCGCGGCGCCCGCGCCATCAGCTAAGTTGGGGCCGGCTGGGTAGCTGACTGACGTTCTGGAAGACCGTCGCCGTCACGCCCGACGCGGTCCACGCGCCCGTGCCCGGCGTCCAGGGCGCCGCCGAGGGCGCCGTGCGGATCACGGTGTAGGCGAGCGCGCAGAAGTTATCCGGCAGCGGCGGGAACTGCGGGTCGCGCAGAAACGCGCCAACAGTCGTCGTCACGCCGGCCTGGGTCGGCAGGATTTGCCCCTGCGCCATCTGGATCGCGCCAGCGGCGTTGACGCCGAGGACCAGCACGCATGTGCTGTTCGGCAGCACCGGAACGAACGGTTGCCCGGTGACCGCGTCGGTGGTCGGCGTCGGCTGCGCGGTCTGCGCCGCCAGGGGGGTCGCGAACTTGCCCTGGATCGCGCAGTTGGTCGCCGCCGTCGTCGTGTAGGTCGAGGTAGCCCCGGCGACCACACCCGCGTTGGACAGGTTCTGTGTGACACCGTAATCAAAGTTGAGGGTAGCCATTTCATTCCCCTTTCAAACGAGGATCGTCGGATCGAACGCCCCGGTGGGCGAGAAATAGGCGGTGGTCGCGCCGCTCAGTGGCGTGGTGCCGCCGATGAACGAGCCGCTGATCGTCACGGTGACGAAACCGATCAGCGCCTGCCCACGCGGGAACTGCGGGAACCCGGCGGCGCCCGCCGACGTGCCGTTGGGGCCGGGCGCGAACGTCACGGTGCCCGCGCTGTCGGTGAACCAGCACCCAATGCCGAAAAACCCGGTGGCCACGTTGAGGCCCAGCGGCTTCGGCAATTCGGTGCCGGCGGCGATCGTCACCATGCGACCGTTGGCGCAGGCCGTGTACGCCGACGCGCCGATCTTCGCGGTGGTGTTGTCGGTCGTTCCGATCACCAGCCCGGCGGGTGTGAGCGCCTGCGAGGACATACGATCGCCGATCGGAATCAGGCAGGCACGCAGGGCATGTACCCACCGCACCTCCCTGAACCCGGCGAGGTATCTGTTCATCGTGTCAAGCATTGGATGTCTCCTTTACTTGATCACTCAGACCAATACTTTGGAACCGACGTTGCCGACCGCCATCCAGCCCTGATTTTCGATCATCACGGCTTTCCACCACGCGCAGCCGACGTAACCGCGCTGGCCCAATGGGTCAGACTTGGTTTTGTCGCCGGGCGGAATGAATGTCGGATCGAGCGCGCCGAGACCGCGCACCGCGATCTGGCCCCATGCGTCCTGCGCCGTGACGATGAACGGGTAGATGTCGATATTCGCCCCCGTGGTGGACGACAGCCCGGTGGCGCCCACCGCCGCGCCACCGTCCTGGATGGACGGCAGATCCGCCGAGGTGATGAAGCGGAACCGCTCGCACTTACCGATCTCGTTGGCGATCGGTGATCCGGACGCGTAGGCCTCGGCGGGCACGAAGTTGGGCAAGTCCCTGATGTCAGGCTCAAGGTCGGTGTGGCTGTAAACCGTGAAGCCCTCGGCGACC